CCATTGTTACAAGCTGAATTACATAAACCTATAACAGAAATACAGACCTTAGCAAAAAGTAAAAGAAGTACCTATGAATGGCAACCATTAGAATGTGAACCTGTATTTGATGTATTAAAACGTAAAACTGTAGCAAGTGATAAAACATTTGAAACAGTAACTCTTGGTAGAAATCCAGATCCAGTCTGGTATCCATGTATTCAAACTATGATGTCAGGAACTGGTCAAGGATCAAGACATCAGATAGCTCTACGTGTTGGAGCATTTCTGAGATGGAGATATCCTGAACATATAGTTAGACTTATTATGGAAGATTGGAGACAAAGGGTAGATTTATCCACTCATCCTTTCACTAGAAAAGAGATGGATAAAATAGTAACTGATTGTTATGAAGGACATAATGGTAATGGTTATAATTATGGATGTACTGACACTCATATGGATAATCATTGTCAATCTACATGTAGGCTTTATAAAGCTAAGAAATCTCAACATATGATGGATGCTAAAGCTATGGAAAAAGAACTTGTTGATTTCTTTACAAGAGATGATGACCCTATAAATATAGGTAAATTATATGGTCAAGATTTTCCTATATATCCAGGTGAAGTTGTAATCTTACAAGCACCACCTAAGTCTATGAAAACCATGCTCTTACAGAGTTGGGTACAAAGACTTAAACGTCCAACTTACTTCATTGAAATGGAAATGTCACCACGTCAAATGTGGATGCGTTTTGTTATGATGGAAAAGGGTTGGAATGAGGAAGAACTCAAAGCTCATTATAAACAGTATGCTAATGGAATTTCTCAGAATTTTGATTGGCTTACTATAGACTATAATAGTTGTTATTCTCATGAATTAAATAAGCGTATAATGATGTTACCCTATAAACCTGAAATAATAGTGGTAGATCACATGGGATTATTCAAATCTCAAAAACATGACAATAACATGAAAGTCGAAGAAGTTTCTCAAGCTTTAATGGAAGTTGCAATTCAGAATAACGTAGTTGTATTTGCTGTATCTGAAATAACAAAGCAAGCATTTCATGAAGGTATGGATATAACTTCAGCTAAAGGATCATTTCGTATAGGTTATAATGCTAATAAAGTTCTATCACTTACTCCATTTAAGGATGACAAAAATCTTATTAAATCTCTAAAGGTTGTATGTACAGCTAATAGAGAAAAAGAAACTCTTAATTTGGAATTAAATGTAAACGGAACTAGTATTGTATGATACAAATTACTAAATGGTTAAACCCTGATGATGAAACTTGGTATAGAGAAAGATATATTACTGTTCTTGAATGGTTAATGATTGAAAAAGAACATCTTTCTAATCTTACTGATAAGAATGTAATAATAAAGACTAATTCAGAAGGAGCTAAAGCTATATTTAGGGAGAAACTTAAATGATTAATGACAGAATGGCAGAGCATGAAGATTGGAAAGATGGTATGAATCAATTCAGAACTAAAGTATATCGTGAACTTGAAGAGATTCTTACAGAACTAGAAAAACTAAAACAAAAAATAGGAGAAACCCCATGAACCCTTATTTACCAATAAGAAAAGTACCATTAGATTATAATGGTATACAATCATCTGCTTTTAGTGTGCAAATGCAAAAAGAAGATCCTAATGCTGGAAATGATTGGAAAGAAGTAGGTGTAGTAGGTAATAGTTATATGTTATTACCCAATGAAGAAGTAAAAAATGCTGCTCATCAAGTAGCTGAAGAATGTAAGATTGATTTTGTTCATGATAAGACATTCTTTAATGGCCGAAATTTCGTGTATTCCATGAAATCTCAGCATGTGGCAGGTGAAGTTAAGGTAGGTGACGATGTAGCCTTAGGCATGCAATTTTGGAACTCATATGATGGTTCTAAAGCATTTGGCTTTGCTATGATGTTATATCGTCTCATATGTACTAATGGAATGATGAGTAAAGATCATTTTAATACATATAGATTCAAACATGAACCCAAGAGTGAAGATTGGGGTGATAGTTTGGAACAGGTAACAACTAATATTAACAATCTTGTTAGTGGTACTTATCAGTTAGATACTTTAATACATTCTTTTAGAAGACTTAGTAAATCACATATTACTACAGAAGAACTTGGTAGAATTAGGTATAATCATTTACAAGAAATTCCTGTTGGTATTTGGGGACAAATTGTAGATAAATTTACTAATCCTGATCAGATTGGAACTGAAGATACCAATACATTTACTGGATGGGATTTATTAAATGCTGGTACAGATCTACTCTGGCATAAAGAAAACCCTACCGTTACTACATATGGACAGAATGCTGCTATTGTAGATGGTCTTTGTAGGGCGGTTGCATAATGAAATTGACTATACAGAGGGAGCATCGTTAAGATGGCTTGTGGCAAATACAAGGTAGTAGCTAAGAAGACTGTGGTGATAAAACTAAGCAGTGCACTTTGGACTTGTATTTAGATATACCCCTGATGACTGTAGTACTACAGTGTACTGGTGAAAGATGAAGATGGGATCATCATATCATAGGTTTGAGGTGGACTGGGTTGAAATGCACCAGTCGTGTACGTATAGTCAACATTTTTATAAGGGGGTACGCTCCAATCTTGATGATGAGCACAGTGTATCCACACTATTCCTTTAGCTGCCCCCTTATGAAACATTTACAGAAACTATTTAAGAAGATATTGTTAGAGAATATAGAGCTCAAGAAGCAGATTAAAGTTCTTGAAACAATACTTCGTTCTTATTTACCAGTTTTAACAAGGAGAAAGCATGACAAAAATAAATGAATATACTATTCATGAACCAATATGGGATGGTGGTACTAAAGAGAGAGCTATAGGTATAGCTGAATTTAGACTTCCCTGTATAGTTGATATTGACTATAAGAATCCAGATGGTAAGAAAACTTTCCCATATAAATACAAAATTAGTAAAGAATTTGCAAAACAATTTAGAACACAAATTGTAGGCAATGATATAAAGTTAAGAATAATACCAGTATCTAGATTAGAGGAGGTTAGATATGAACATGAATCTTAGAATACTTGATTTAATAGGTAAGCGTCTTGCTAAAGGAGAGAAAAGATATGGCAAAGAAAACATTGCTTCTGATGGTAGGGATTTTGTTCAAGAATCTCTTGAGGAAGCTCTTGACTGTGCTGTATATTTAGCAGGACACATTATTGAACTTCAAGAAAAAACAAAACTTCCAGAATATGGTTGTACTGGAGATCAATGTATTTAATTTGTAAACGCACCGATGAGTCTTTGATGATACGGAGAAGGCAAAAATGCTGGGTACCTCTGTGGTGGATTCCATTAATTGTAGAGCTCAATGCCACATGTATCAGACTATAAACATACACGGTTAACATCCTGATTGCGGGATGAGGGGCTAACGTTTACATTGAATGCACACAGTCAGGCTAAAGGAATGGCATCGTAAGTATAAGTCCTGTTTGTTAGAAGGCTGTATGTTATAGTAGGTTCTGGTGCTTTCCTCTAACCAATTAGCACCAAATATTATGTATGGAATAAATGCAAAGTTATCTAAAGAATATTTCACGTGCTACATGTGCCGCACTACAAAAGCACAAGATGTATATATCTGGGGTAACTTTGCTATTCCACCTAAACATCCTTATAAAGAACAAAGGATTTGTAAGAAATGTGCCATTAGAGAAAATGGTAAGCGTAAAAAACTAGAAAATATAATAGATGAAAGGACTAAAGAATGGCTAAGAAAAAAGTAGTAAAAGAAAAATATGCAGGGCCAAAAGGGCCTATGAAAATAGAAACACCTCCTCCTACTAAAGAAGCAAAACCAAATGATCTTGATTATCTTGGTAATAAATTAGCTGATTTAAGTGAAAGAGTTAATGAACTTGAGCTTAGTTTAGAACAGATTCGATTGAAAGTTAATACAGTTTCTGGAAGGATGGGTCTTTGATGGATGGTGATTCATTAAAACTTAACTTTGAAATAGCTTTAGAAAGAATTGGTACTCTATCTGAACAGAATCAATCCTTAATGGATAGAGTCCAAGATTTAGAATATAAATTATCTGAAGCTAACAATGAAATAAAATTAGAGCCTACTACCCCAGAAAGCAGATTACATGATACAAATGCTGAAGCAGAGGCTGCAATGAAAAGATATAAACAATTTTTAAGAAAGGAGTTCCCCAATGCCAAGTCCAAGCAAAGCAAAAGGCAACCGGTTTGAGAGAGAAATAGTTAATACAGTTCTGAGTTCAGGATTTAAAACTTGTAAACGTGCATGGGGTAGCAATGGTGCTGCTCTAGGTATGCATGAAGAAGTTGATGTCCTATTAGGTGAAAACTTTAAAATTCAGGCTAAATGTAGGAAGAAACTAGCATCATTTCTAGTACCAACAGAACATGTAGATGCTGTAGTATGTAAGCAAGATAGAGGTGAGACATTGATTATCATGAGATTTGATGATTGGTTAGAAGAAAGATTTATTTGTTCAATGCCGGAGGAGAGATAGTGGAAAATATATTTAAGATTGGTGATCACTTTCTCGCTGGAATAAGTCTTATGTATATAAAACCAGCAAATGCTTACTCATTATTAGTAACATTTATGTTACTACACTTATCAATAGATATGCTTAATTATGGATTTAGAATAGGTTTTTCTATTGGAAATGGTGAAGTTTTCTTTAAAATACAAACAGGAATAAGAATATAGTTACATAGGAGCTTAGTTTTCTAGAGACTAAGCTCTCTTATCTATTCTGCATTTCAAGAATTAGCTTTCTAAGAGCTTCTTCTCCCTTCTTATTTAAACCTCCACCTTTCTTAGATCTATCACCTTTCTTTATTGTGAATGGTTTAAAGCCAAGATATCTTTGAGCATACTTATTAACCCATTTACGCTTCTCTTTTATATGAGAACGTGGATACCAACCAAGTTCATGACGGAGTATATCTACACCTCTACCATCTCGTATTGCAGGCCAATTTTTAGTTCTAAATCTTGCCAACTCAACGTTTAGTCTATTCCACATATTACGTTTTTCTTCAGTATCAATTTTCTTTTTTGGGTTTACCCAATCAGGAACATCACCTTCAGCATAGTAATCTATATAGCCAGTAAGCATTTTAGCCCACTCTTCGTCTGGCATCTTATACATTTGAAACATATTTAAAGCATACAACATATCTCCTACAATTGGCCCAGTAAAATCATTAACCATACCACGCTTTCTTCCCTTTAAATCTTTTTCATCTGCAGTAAAGTATTCTGTTAATTCTTTTAGGCGTTCTACAGTATCATTTTCAAGAGTATTAGTAAGATCAAGATTGGTAGCTATAGATAAGGATTGTACAGCCATGTATATACCAGCAAATCTAAGAGCTTGTTTTAATTCTGGTGCATCCCATTGACCAGATAAAGCTGCATCATAAGCACCTTTAGCTATTTTAGATTGTAGATTTAAGAATGACATAGGATAATGTAAAAACTGAAACGCTACTTCACCTAATGCTGTAGCATAATCTCTACTTTGCATTTTTGGTTTACCATCAGCTGTTAATTCAGTAGAACGTGGAGCTGTACCACCAATAGCACTAGCCTTAGCATGTGCAGCATACTCAAAAGCAAAAGAGTTCACGGCTTTAACTGCAAATCTTGTTGCCATACGCTCCAGAGCTTTAGTATTAGCTTTGTCAGCTACCTCAGCATCTTTATAACTTTTCTGATCTACTATATTATGACCCTTCAAGGTTTCAAAAGCTTCCACCCATGCTATACGAAACATCCATTTACGTGTAGCATTCTCAGTAAATCTATGAAATAACAGGGAATTACCAACTGTCTTATCAATAAGAGGATCTAATTTCTTTAATATACCTTTATCTCTATATGATACAGAATTTGTAAGTGGATCATACTTAATATCAGACACATTAACACCTTCAGATGGAATTAACCCTTCAGCAACAAGTTCTCTACCAGCTTCTGAAAACTTAAATCCCTGTTCTGCTTCTATCTCTCCAAGGATTCCTTGATAATGTGAATTATATTTCCCAATAGCTCGTCCTGCACTCAAGAGTCCATTCTGTGTAAAGAAATATGCTGCACTAGCACCATTACGTATAGCACCAGTAACAGATAATCCCATAGATTTAAGAGTTTCTACAGCCATTATAGCCCTAACAGTGCCATTAACCCAATCTGGTCTTTCCATTAAACCATGTGTAGCAACCTGGAATGTATCTTCTATATAGTCACGCATATCCCTAACAAATTCAAGACTTGTATCTTCCTTCTGCATACGTCTCATAGCAGGGATATACTGTTCCTGTATAAAGTTTATCTTATTAAATGCAATCACATCTTTAGAATACTGAGTCAATATAAAGAATGGATTCTTAGCCCATATATTATTAAGTAATTCATTTCGTGATCTAGCTTGATCAGGAACCATAGTTTCTATTCGACTAATTAAATTTTCCATAGCTTGATCCTTAGAACTTATATTCTTAGCTTCTGCTAAGCCACGCATTCTATAATTCATTTCTACTATGTTATCAAGAAGATAATGAGGAAGATAGCCACCTTTATCTATACCATCAGCAATTTTCTTCTTAGCTTCTTTAATACGATCAACATATTTACGAGCTGACTTGGGAAGAATAGGGGAATCATATATCTGTGTTACTACATTTTGCATCCTATCCAAGCCATTAATAAGTACACCACCCATCTGCCTTAATAGCTCATTGGATTCCTCCACAGCTAATCTAACATCACGAGGATATTTATTCTTTTCAGCTTGATAAGTTCCCTTATCCATTTCCATAAGTGCTATATAGTCATTAATAACATCAGCACCATGGTCATCAAAAAGTTTTTTATATTCTCTATAATATTCATTTGTATCATCTGCAGTACCAGCACGCATAATTTCTGTCTCAAGTTTTTGCATCCTCTTCATATACTTTCTAGCTTCACTCTTAGACATATCCCCTTTATTCACAAGAGCATTACGTATATGACCAGCAATAGATTTGGAATATGATAAATATGCATCCATATTATTACGTTCATAGTTTATAGCCAAGTTTACATTCTCATAAAACATACGAGTAACAGGGGATTTATTTGCAATAGCATCTGCTACATAGAAGTATTTTCTAAAGGTACCAAGTTTTCCACTTTTATAGTTACTTTCTATATTATTTATCTCACGCTTCATTCGGTTAACCATACCTTTAGAGTAATTGAAATCACTATTAAAAGGAATACGGAACAAATGCTCTGCTACATCGTTTATATACATTTCAGAATGCATATCTTCAGATTTATTACCACCGATTTCACCTAAATATTTCTTCATAATAGGCTTACTATTCCAGTGTTTTATAATATCTTCAAACTCTTCATTACGTTCACCATAAAAGCAACTATTCATTTAAACTCCTCATATTATGTTCGGGGTTCCTCAAGCCATCCCAAAGATCTAAGTTTATACCAATCAAAATAATCTCCTTCTTTTTCCTCTCTTTTCTTTGATGGATCGGTATATA